CGAGAGGATCCGTCCGACGAATGATCGTCCGAGTCGCATTAGCGACCGGGCGGCCTGTCGAGGAGGTCCGACACTACGACCCCGCACTATTGGCCACGATCATCGAGGAGCTACAAAGTGGCAGCCACTAAGCAATTCGATTACTACATCGAAGGGCTAAACTCGCTCCTCCGCGATCTCCGGCAACTACCACCAGAGGCCAATAAAGAGCTAAGGACGGCCTCTAAGACGATCGCACAGCGCCACATGGTCCCGGCATGGCAAAACGCTGCCAGGTCCTACGCGGGCCCCTGGGGTGACGTTATCGCCGACAGCGTTAAGGCCGGCAGCGACCGCCTACCCAAGATCACGGTCGGCGGGAACCGTAAACGATTCTCCGGTGGCGCCACCGCGACCATGGTCCGCTACCCCTCCTCGACAGGTAAACGGCGCGACAGTTTCGCCCCATTCGAGAAAACCGATTGGCTTAACCAGGTCCGCTCCTACCAACCCGGCGCACTCCAAGCCTGGAACCACGCGCTCGAGCGCGTCATCAATAAGTGGGGCCGGTAATGGCTAAAACGTTAACCGTCTACCTGGCGGCAGACCTCAAAAAATTTAACTCCGGCATGGACGCCGCCGGACGGAAAGTAAACGGATTCTCCGGCAGCCTCAAAGACAAATTAGGGCCCGCCCTGATCGCGGCCGGTGCAGCTGCAGGCGCGTTCGCCGTGAAACTCGGCGTAGACGGCGTCCGATCCGCGATCGAGGACGAAGCCGCAGTAGCGAAACTCGCTACAACCCTGGAAAACCTCGGATTCGATGACGCGCTAACGCCCCTCGAGGCATACATCGCGGAAATGGAAGTCGCCACCGGCATCGTCGATAACGAACTCCGGGCCGCATTTGAGCGCCTGGTCCGCTCGACGGGCGACGTATCCGAAGCGCAGAAAGCCCTACAGATCGCCGTTGACGTGTCCGCGTCCAAAGGTAAAAGCCTCGAGCAAGTAGCCGACAGCCTCGGCAAGGCATACGACGGTCAAGCGACAAGCCTGCAACGCCTCGGCACAGGTCTATCAAATGCCACGATCCTGTCCAAAGATATGGATCTGATCACGTCCGAACTAGCCTCCCTATTCCAAGGGCAAGCCGCTGTAGCTGCAAGCACCTACCAGGGCCAAATGGACCGCCTCAACGTGGCCGTAGAAAACCTCAAAGAGGAATTCGGCCGCGGCCTACTCATGGCCCTAGGCGACACCAACGACGAAACCAACGACCTCATGGACACCCTGGCCGACCTGGGCCCCGTGATCCAGGACGTCGGAACGCTAGTCGGCGAATCCGTCCAGGATCTCGGCTACTTAGCTATGACATTTGCCGACCTGGCCTACCTGGTGAAGGGATTCGAGGACGAGCTCTCCGGCCTACCGCCGGTATTCGAAGAGGTGACTAAAAGCCTGGAATTCTTTACCAACCCGCTTAGCTACGCCGTCGATCTGCTCAAGCAATTTCGCGGCGAACAAAACCGGATTACGGAGAAACCAGGCGGCGGCGATTTCGGCGAAGCGATCGATTCGCAGGCCGGATCCGTGCAGAAAGCGAACTTCCAGATCGTTGCGGCGAACAAGTATTACCGCGATTTCGCTGCCCGCCAACAACAAGCCACGGAGGGACTCGACGACTTCACCCGCTCGGCCGGCGGAGCATCAAGCGCCGTCGACAAACTAACCGACAAGCAGCAACGCCTCCTCGATCTGTACGAAGTGCAGGGCATCGCGTTAGCGACCAGCAAGCAGGAATTAATCGACCAAATCGGGGCCCTCGAGGCCGCCACCAAAGCGGTCGAGGATTACGCCGACGCCATACAACAAGACCTCCTCGGCGGAATCGATCTCGCTGGCGCCTATGGCGAACAATTCGACGAAGAAGGAAACCGGATTTCTAATCAATTTCTGGAAGCCTTCCAAAGACAAATAGATGAAGCCAATTGGTTTGGCAACGTCCTACAAGCGATTAAAGCCAAGGGAGCCGACCAAACACTAATCCAGGAGCTTGCCAGCCTAGGTCCTGAAGTCGGCGGGGCCCTGGGTCAACAAATGCTAGACCAAGGCATCGTTCCCGAAATTATTAACAGATGGAACGGAGTCCAAGAAACCACGAAGGAATTAGCGCTAGGCCTAGTGCCCGAATTCCTCGAGGCCGGCCGCCTATCAGCGATCGACACCCTGAACGGGCTTGCTAATCAATTCCGCGAGGATCAAAAGAAATTTAAGAAACTCGGAACCAAGATCGGCGAACAGGTCGGCGCATCATTTAAAAAGCAAATAGCAAAAGACGTAGCCGAAGCGGTCCGGGCGGTCGAGGCGGCCGCCACAGCTGCCAGGGCTGAACGTGTGGCAGCTGCAGAAGCCGAGCAGGCGCGCATTACTGAGCAAGCCGTCGCCACCGCAATTAGCAATCTCATTAGGAACAGCGACCAGCGATCCGGGCGAAACGTCCAGCCCGTACTCCAATGACCATTTACGCCGTACTCATTAACGACGTGGCCGTCGACCTGGCCGACGTCGAGTACGACGTCCGCATAACGCACGGCCGCAGCGACATTAAATCCACGCCCGAACCTGGCAGCGCCCAAGTGATCATGCGCGGATCCACCGGGACCGCTATCGAGATCGGCGACGAACTACGCATAGGGGCCTATGACGGGATTTGTCGATTCCGTGGCAGCGTCACGGATCTAGCGATCGAATACATATCGAGCGACCCGCCGATCCCCGTCACCACGGTTACCGGCATCGGATACCTAGCGAAACTCGGCCTCTTGACGACAGGCGAGGACGCCTACTCGAAAGAAACCACGCGGGAGCGCGTCGACGCCGTCATGACCGGGACCGGCCTCAACTACCTAAACGCCGCCGATAACGTCCTCGAGCTTGACTCCAACAATGACCCCACGATCCAACCTATCCAGGCGTATTTCCAGACCCTCGCGGAATGGTCCGGCGGGACGTATTTCGATGATTGCCGGGGCCGGGTCGTATTCGAGGATTACGGAACTCGAGGCGTAGCCGGTAACCCTGGCATATGGTCAAACGCCGTCGAGGCGTGGAGCTTTTACACGTCCGCCTGGTCGACGTTCCCGGCCAATAACGCCGCCACGGCGATACCTGGATCCGCTATCGCCTGGTCCCCACAATGGACCCAAAACCTGCAAACCCTGATTAACGATATCGAGATCGAGTACGGGAACGGCAGCCTGTACGAGCTCGAGGACGCTACCTCGATCGCCACCTATGGACGCCGGGCCTATGATCTGGTGAGCGAATTCCACGGCGCTTCCGACGCCCAGGCTAGAGCCGCCCAGATATTGGCAGCCCAGGCATACCCGCTCTGGAACATGGGCCAAATAACGGTCCTCATGAATCAACTTACGGAAAGCCAACGGGACGCCGTTCTAGCCCTTCTAAACGGCTCCCGGGTCCTTATCGAGGACATACCCGCCGGAGGCCCCTACACGCAATTTAACGGCATAGTCGAAGGCTGGTCGGAAACGTACACACCGGGCCGCCATATCCTGACTCTGTCCGTCTCAGACCCTCGCTACAGTTACCAAACCTGCACATGGGGCGACTTAGACGCGACTCTTACATGGGGAAACGTGAACTCGACCCTACAATGGTACAACGCGGTAAAAGCCGACGACCTCCTCGCGGCATAACGAAAGGATCCACCTATGGCTACCTCGACCTACGGTACGCCCTATGTCGAGTCCGGCGACCTAGTCTCCGGTTGGCCCACCACGAGCCAATCGGTAGCCGACCGCGTCGACGACGTCAGCATTAAAGGCAACGGGGTCAACACCCAGACCGGCACGACATACACGACCGTCCTAGGCGACGCCGGCAAAACCATCACTCTAAATAACGCTGCAGCGGTGACCGTGACTATTCCCGCTAACGCCTCGGTGGCATACGAAACAGGCACTCGTATTACTTTCCTAAGCCTGGGCGCCGGAACTGTGACCCTGGCCGCAGGCGGCGGCGTTACCGTTAACGGCGACGACCTGACCATCGATCAGTACGAGGCCGCCACGGCTGTAAAGCTGGCGACCGATGAGTGGGTGGTGCTCCCTTTCTCGGGGGGAGTTGGTAGCGCCGCAATCAGCGACACGCCTACCGGCTCTTACACCGGATACCAATACTGGACCTACACGGCCTCCGGCACTCTCACAGTTACAAAGGCCGGTTTTGCCGACGTTCTGGTCGTCGGCGGCGGCGGCGGCGGCGGCGGCTTCCGCGGCGGCGGTGGCGGCGCAGGCGGCCTGAACTATCAAACTAATGTTTATTTGCCGTCCGGCAGTTTGACTATCACCGTTGGCGCTGGCGGCGGTGGCGGCGGTGTCACAACCTTGTCATCAGGAAATAACGGTTTCGGAAGTGCTATCGCTGGCCTTTACATAGGTGTCGGCGGTGGCGGTGGTGGCTCTGATACAGCGGGAGCGGAGAAACGTTCGTCCGGTCACAATGGCGGCTCAGGTGGTGGCGCCGGATCGCGCTCTACGACCGTCACAGGTGGAAGCGGACAACTATCGCAAGGAAACGATGGTGGCGCCACGGACACCAACCGAGAGGCTGGCGGAGGCGGCGGCGGAAAAAGCGCCGCAGGCTCAGCAGGCAGCGGTTCCACCGGCGGCAACGGTGGCAACGGTGAATCGAACTCCATAACAGGGTCAGCAGTCACCTATGCGGGTGGTGGTGGCGGCGGCGCCAACAGCACCGCAGGTTCTGGCGGTACAGGCGGCGGGGGCGCTGGAGCAACATCAAGCAATGGAACGGCAGGGACAGCCAATACCGGTGGCGGAGGCGGCGGCGCCGGTGCCGGTGATCCTTATCTGGGTGGCGCTGGCGGCAGTGGCCTCGTCATTGTCCGAGTAGCGGTTTAGGAGAAACCATGAGTTACCACAACGCATACGCCGCACGCATCGAGGACGGCATCGTCCGAGAAGTCATCGTGATCCCCTACATGGACGACGACGACACCAAAATAACGGCCTATTGCAACGGCATCGGCCTATCGGGAACGTGGATCGACACTAGTTACACAGGCAGCCGACGAGGAAAATACGCAGGCGTGGGAGACATCTACGACGCCGACCTGGACCAATTCATAAGCGCCGAACCGACCGAGGAGTCGCAGCTATGAGCGAACACCCCGAAACCTACGAGGAAGCCCTCGAGCAAGCCATCGAGGTCGAAAAAGAGTTGCAACAGGAGAAGAAAGAGCGTCGAGCCAAGCCCAAGCGCAAAGTAAGCGCAGCTACGCAGGCTGCCCGCGAGCGGGTCCTGGCTAAGCTGGCGGCCCGCTAGTGGCATGGACCTACAATCCCTCGAGGGCCTAGTCCCCCTGGTCACCATCATTACCGCCCTCCTGGCGGGCCTTTCCTGGATAATCCGAGCCCAAATACGGCTACAAAAAGAATTTCGTCCTAACGGCGGCAGCTCCACACGGGACACGCTGAACGAAATACGGGCCGATGTGCGGGAAATCCGAGGCAAAGTAGACGACCATATCGA